ATGCTGGAACAAATGGGCATTGCCGCGAAGCAAGCCTCGTATAAATTAGCGCAACTCTCCAGCCGCGAAAAAAATCGCGTGCTGGAAAAAATCGCCGATGAACTGGAAGCACAAAGCGAAATCATCCTCAACGCTAACGCCCAGGATGTTGCTGACGCGCGAGCCAATGGCCTTAGCGAAGCGATGCTTGACCGTCTGGCACTGACGCCCGCACGGCTGAAAGGCATTGCCGACGATGTACGTCAGGTGTGCAACCTCGCCGATCCGGTGGGGCAGGTAATCGATGGCGGCGTACTGGACAGCGGCCTGCGTCTTGAGCGTCGTCGCGTACCGCTGGGGGTTATTGGCGTGATTTATGAAGCGCGCCCGAACGTGACGGTTGATGTCGCTTCGCTGTGCCTGAAAACCGGTAATGCGGTGATCCTGCGCGGTGGCAAAGAAACGTGTCGCACTAACGCTGCAACGGTGGCGGTGATTCAGGACGCCCTGAAATCCTGCGGCTTACCGGCGGGTGCCGTGCAGGCGATTGATAATCCTGACCGTGCGCTGGTCAGTGAAATGCTGCGTATGGATAAATACATCGACATGCTGATCCCGCGTGGTGGCGCTGGTTTGCATAAACTGTGCCGTGAACAGTCGACAATCCCGGTGATCACAGGTGGTATAGGCGTATGCCATATTTACGTTGATGAAAGTGTAGAGATCGCTGAAGCATTAAAAGTGATCGTCAACGCGAAAACTCAGCGTCCGAGCACATGTAATACGGTTGAAACGTTGCTGGTTAATAAAAACATCGCCGATAGCTTCCTGCCCGCATTAAGCAAACAAATGGCGGAAAGCGGCGTGACATTACACGCAGATGCAGCTGCACTGGCGCAGTTGCAGGCAGGCCCTGCGAAGGTGGTTGCTGTTAAAGCCGAAGAGTATGACGATGAGTTTCTGTCATTAGATTTGAACGTCAAAATCGTCAGCGATCTTGACGATGCCATCGCCCATATTCGTGAACACGGCACACAACACTCCGATGCGATCCTGACCCGCGATATGCGCAACGCCCAGCGTTTTGTTAACGAAGTGGATTCGTCCGCTGTTTACGTTAACGCCTCTACGCGTTTTACCGACGGCGGCCAGTTTGGTCTGGGTGCGGAAGTGGCGGTAAGCACACAAAAACTCCACGCGCGTGGCCCAATGGGGCTGGAAGCACTGACCACTTACAAGTGGATCGGCATTGGTGATTACACCATTCGTGCGTAAATAAAACCGGGTGATGCAAAAGTAGCCATTTGATTCACAAGGCCATTGACGCATCGCCCGGTTAGTTTTAACCTTGTCCACCGTGATTCACGTTCGTGAACATGTCCTTTCAGGGCCGATATAGCTCAGTTGGTAGAGCAGCGCATTCGTAATGCGAAGGTCGTAGGTTCGACTCCTATTATCGGCACCATTTAAATCAATAAGTTACACATCATTAGTACCTTCCTTATTTTTTGACTGGGACAAATTTGGGACCGATGGGTTCAGGATCGAATCTATTTGCCGTGCGTGTTCGGTAAGGTGATTAGGTGCAAGGTGAGCATATCGACGAACCATTTCGATAGACTCCCAGCCTCCCATTTCCTGTAACACTGACAACGGGACTCCGGCTTGAACCAGCCAACTTGCCCAGGTGTGTCTCAAGTCGTGAAATCTGAAATCATCAATACCAGCCCGTCTCAGCGCCGCTTTCCAGGCTGTGTTTGCGTCATACCGCATCTTCCTGACTGTTGGCGCTTTCGTTCCGTCTGGTTTGGTACAGCTTTCCTTGTACACAAATACCCAACGGTGATGATTCCCGATTTGTTTTTTCAATACGCGACATGCAGTATCATTCAGCGCAACGCCAATTGCGCGGTTTGATTTACTCTCTTCCGGGTTTATCCATGCCACCCGGCGCTGCATATCTATTTGTTGCCATTCAAGGTTGATGATGTTCGAGCGTCTTAGGCCTGTTGCCAGTGCAAATTCAACAACAGACTTTAATGGCTCCGGACATTCATCAATCAGCCTTTGTGCTTCATGGGGCTCCAGCCAGCGGATCCGTTTATTCTTTGGTTGGGGCACTTTAATAATTGGTGCCTTATCCAGCATTTTCCATTCACGCTCTGCGGCTCTTAGTAGGGCCTTTATAAATGAAAGATGCGTAGCCTTCGTTGCAACGGACGCTGGTTTTGGCGTGTATTCTGGAACAGGTTTCCCTTTTTTTCTGCATGCTTCTGCCCTGAGTTTCCAGTTTTCCTCATGACGCCGGTTCGTCATTTTCTGCATTGCTGAATAAATTTTTGATTCAGTAATGTCTCTTAGTTGCATTCCTGCGAAATGTTGAAGCCAGAATCCGATCCGGCTTTTGTCATCGTCCAGTGATTTTTTATGTGCTTTCTCTTCAAGCCACCTGACACACGCTTCCTCGAACGTTATATCAGGTATTTCACCAAGTTTGCTGACCCGCCATGCTTCAGCCTTTAGCTTGTCATGGAGTTCTGTCGCCTGCCTTTTGTCCTTTGTTCCAAGAGACTGTTTAAATCTTTTACCGTTCGGCAATGTGAAACTGGCGTACCATATTTCACCTCTGCGGAAGAGTGACATTTTCTTTCCTCTGTTATGCCATCACCCGCGCTCACCTTGATAGTATGCAGCGGAGACTGAAGCGCCGCAATGCAGGCTTGTCGCGTTGTGAGGTAAGGAGATTTTGGTTTAGTGGGGTCTTTGCGTGTTGCCTGTAGGCGGCCTGTTCGTATCCAGTTGGTAGCGGTAGGTCTGGATATCTTGAGAAACTGACAGGCCTCATCGAGTGTGAGGCTGTATGATTCCATGGTTACCTCTGCTTTTTGAACGCATGTCACGTAACTTCTTAATGTGTTCTGCCGTTTCGATCTCTTCTGCTATCCGATCTGCATCAGCTTTATTCACAGGTTCAAAGTCATGATTAAAGCGGAACATGCTGGCGATACATGTTCTGCCTTTTCGGATGTAGTGAACTTTGTTGTGGGTAGAACGCAGGATTTTGCAGGGAGTGCCGTGGTGGTCGACGTACCAGGTGTTAGGAAAAATGATTCTGAACATTTTTACACCTCAGTTGGACGATGTTGAAATTTGCTGCTTTGAGGCCATCACAATCCCTATTGTTTGTTCTTAAGTTCGATCTCCTCCTGGCAACTTGCACAAGTCCGACAACCCTGAACGGCCAGACGTCTTAGTTCATCTATCGGATCGCCACACTCACAACAATGAGTGGCAGATATAGCCTGGTGGTTCAGACGACGCATTTTTATTGCTGTATTGCGCTGTAATTCTTCGATTTCTGATGCTGAATCAATGATGTCTGCCATCTTTCATTAATCCCTGAATTGTTGGTTAATACGCTTGAGGGTGAATGCGAACAATAAAAAAGGAGCCTGTAGCTCCCTGATGATTTTGCTTTTCATGTTCACCGTTCCTTAAAGACGCCGTTTAACATGCCGATCGCCAGGCTTAAATGAGTCGGTGTGAATCCCATCAGCGCTACCGTTTCGCGGTGCTTCTTCAGTACGCTACGGCAAATGTCATCGACGTTTTTATCCGGAAACTGCTGTCTGGCATTTTTGATTTCAGAATTAGCCTGACGGGCAATGCTGCGAAGGGCGTTTTCTTGCTGAGGTGTCATTGAACAAGTCCCATGTCGGCAAGCATAAGCACACAGAATATGAAGCCCGCTGCCAGAAAAATGCATTCTGTTGTTGTCATGCCGGGTCTCTCTCGTTTGCTTCTGCTTTCGCCGCCATCATTTCCAGCTTTTGTGAAAGGGATGCGGCTAACGTATGAAATTCTTCGTCTGTTTCTACTGGTATTGGCACAAACCTGACTCCAATTTGAGCGAGGCTATGTGCCATCTCGATACTCGTTCTTAATTCAACAGGAGATGCTTTGTGCATACAGCCCCTCGTTTATTATTTATCTCTTCAGCCAGCCGCTGTGCTTTCAGTGGATTTCGGATAACAGAAAGACCGGGAAATACCCAGCCTCGCTTTGTAACGGAGTAGACGAAAGTGATCGCGCCTACCCGGATATTATCGTGAGGATGCTTCATCGCCATTGCTCCCCAAATACAAAACCAATTTCAGCCAGTGCCTCGTCCATTTTTTCGATGAACTCCGGCACCATCTCGTCAAAACTCGCCATGTAATTTTCATCCCGCTCAACCACGACATAATGCAGGCCTTCACGCTTCATGCGCGGGTCATAGTTGGCAAAGTACCAGGCATCTTTTCGTGTCACCCACATGCTGTACTGCACCTGGGCCATGTAAGCCGACTTTATGGCCTCGAAACCACCGAGCCGGAACTTCATGAAATCCCGGGAGGTAAACGGGCATTTCAGCTCAAGGCCATTGCCGTCACTGCATAAACCATCGGGAGAGCAGGCGGTGCGCATACTTTCGTCGCGATGGATGATCGGGGATTCAGTAACATTCACGCCGGAAGTAAACTCAAACAGGACTTTGGCGTCGTTCTCGTACTGTTTTCCCCAGGCCAGCGCCTTAGCGTTAACTTCCGGAGCCACACCGGTGCAAACCTCGGCAAGCAGGGTGTGGAAGTAGGACATTTTCATGTCAGGCCATTTCTTTCCGGAGCGGGGTTTTGCTATCACATTGTGAACTTCTGAAGCGGTGATGACGCCGAGCCGTAATTTGTGCCACGCATCATCCCCCTGTTCGACAGCTCTCACGTCGATCCCGGTACGCTGCAGTATAATGTCCGGTGTCATGCTGCCACCTTCTGTTCAGAGGCTTTCTGTTTCAGGAATCCAAGAGCTTTCACTGCTTCGGCCTGTGTCAGTTCTGACGATGCGCGAATGTCGCGGCGAAATATCTGGGAACAGAGCGGCAATAAGTCGTCATCCCATGTTTTATCCAGGGCAATCAGCAGAGTGTTAATCTCCTGCATGGTTTCATCGTTAACCGGAGTGATGTCGCGTTCCGGCTGACGTTCTGCAGTGTATGCGGTATTTTCGACAATGCGCTCGGCTTCATCCTTGTCATAGATACCCGCAAATCCGAAGGCCAGACGGGCACACTGAATCATGGCTTTATGCCGTAACATCCGTTTGGGATGCGACTGCCACGGTCCGGTGATTTCTCTGCCTTCGCGGGTTTTGAATGGTTCGCGGCGGCATTCATCCATCCACTCGGTAACGCAGATCGGATGATTACGGTCTTTGCGGTAAATCCGGCATGTACAGGATTCATTGTCCTGCTCAAAGTCCATGCCATCAAACTGCTGGTTTTCATTGATGATGCGGGACCAGCCATCAACGCCCACCACCGGAACGATGCCGTTCTGCTTGTCAGGGAAGGCGTAAATTTCTTTCGTCCACGGATTAAGGCCGTACTGGTTGGCGACGATCAGCAATGCGATGAACTGCGCATCGCTGGCATCACCTTTAAATGCCGTCTGGCGAAGAGTGGTGATCAGTTCCTGTGGGTCGACAGAATCCATGCCGACACGTTCAGCCAGCTTCCCAGCCAGCGTTGCGAGTGCTGTACTCATCCGTTTTATACCTCTGAATCAATATCAACCTGGTGGTGAGCAATGGTTTCAACCATGTACCGGATGTGTTCTGCCATGCGCTCCTGAAACTCAACATCGTCATCAAACGCACGGGTAATGGCTTTTTTGCTGGCCCCGTGGCGTTGCAAATGATCGATGCATAGCGATTCAAACAGGTGCTGGGGCAGGCCTTTTTCCATGTCGTCTGCCAGTTCTGCCTCTTTCTCTTCACGGGCGATCTGCTGGTAGTGACGCGCCCAGCTCTGAGCCTCAAGACGATCCTGAATGTAATAAGCGTTCATGGCTGAACTCCTGAAAATGGCTGTGAAAATATCGCCCGCGAAATACCAGGCTGATTAGGTAAACAGGAAAGGGGATTAGTGATTCAGACCGTTGCCGCGCCCGTCGAGAAAAACTTCCACGAGCAAGTCACGGGTATAAGTGCGCTCGATGCCGCGATGCAGATAAAGTCGTCCGCGTAAATTAGCTGATGCAGTCCAGGTACCATCTTTGCGTTTGACCAGCATTCCTGGCATGACCGCACCGCGATTAACGGTTTGCGTTCCGTAATGTTGATGAACCATAAAAACTCCTGCCCGTAAGCTGGGCTGCTGAACATATAAAGACTTCTGCGCGTATTCAGGCGGTGGATGGCCGCCGGTTGTCATAACTAAGCCGCCTCGTTGAAGCGACTAAGGTATGAAATGTTGAGTTGATTTCAGCTGGTCACACCGACGTTCACGCGTCCGTTTCATCCCTCGCACTCCCCGAAGCCTGCTGAAATTCAAGCTGCGGATCTAAGCGGTCATCGCAACGGTGAATCAGGTGGTTGCCGTATCGTTGTGTTGTTGCGATATGGTGATAATAGCTATTGCTATTGGTGATATCAATACTTATTGCTATTGACTGATGTGTTTTGATATTAAGTGTTTGATAGCAAAAAGAATTAATTTTGTGACTTGCATCGCATAGCGATAACTGAAGGGAGGATGTGGTGGTTTTTCGAACGGTTTGTGTGATGAGGGGACAAAAGAAAACCCGGCACGGTGGCCGGGATTCTTACGCAGGTAGGTAAAGATATGATTGTGGTGGCTTAATATTACTACCTAGAGCAGAGATAGGAATTGGTTCTTTATATCTTTCCACTTCACCAATTTTTATTGCGTAGGCCTTTTCTCTACCTGAATAATATGAGTCATAAAATTGCTTAGAAATACCTGCGTGTTTTTCCGTCTTTTTCCAAAGAGATTCCGGTTCGTCACTTAGTATTGATTCAATACGGAATTGACCAACAACTTTACCTAATGGCATCGTGGCATAAATAACAACGGTGCTAATTTGCGGATTTTTGAATATACCTTTACGAAACTCGAACCGCTTTGTTCCGTTCAATATTTTTTCTGCAAACTCAGGCTTAATGGATAATAAAACTTTCATTTATCTTGCCTAACTCGATGATCTTTAAGAACTGCTCATTTGTGAGTTTAAAGTGACTCCATCGGAATGCACGCGAACCATTTAGCCCCACATGATCTATTAAAATAGCACGATTGGGTCTCTTTGGCAAAGACAGATTGTATGTGAATCTTATAATGAAAGGGTATCGACGTTCTTTATAGATTTTTCTGAGTTCATCTTCAGAAAATACGCTAAAACGAATACAATAGTCTACAAAACTATCTTCGCTTAAAAATTCAGAAATATTTTTTACGCTCTCAACTACACATAATGTACTGGCTACAGAACGATAGCGAGCTGGCCCTTTTTTGTCTCCGGTTCTATAGATGACAATGATATCTCCTCTTTTCATTCCCATCACAGAACGCATTCCACATATGTAAATTTTATGAATGCTGTTAGCATGGGATATATCTTTGACAATATCTGGTGATTCATTTACAAGTTTTGAATCAGGGAATAGTCTAGTGTGATATTCGGGATAAATCGCCAGTAAATATTTGTTGGCCCTTGATGTCATTATTCGAGGGTAATCTAATAAAATATCACCATAAGGCTCATGCAAAGACCTCGCATATACAAACTCTTTCCCGTTATGTGTTTCTTTTTCACCATGTATGTAAAATCCGTACGTTTGGAAAAGTTTTATTAGATGGACGTGTTTGTCGAAAACAGTAACATAAATATCATCAGATTTTGATGAAAATGCATGGTCAAACGCTTTTTTTAGAAATCGTTGTCCGCGAAGGGTGCCTTTAGATTCAAATTTGAATGTTCCTATCTTTAGATGACGTCCTGGTGGGAGCGCTGGATTAATGTCATTTGCATCATCATTTTCTTTTAGATACATAAAACCTTCGATTTTATGCTTGTCATCATAGAGCACATAAGCTGATTCTCCTTCTCTGGCTTTTTTTTCTAACCAAAGAGGAAACTCTTTATAATCTTTTTTTAAAGAGTCAAAAAATGGGTCATTGTGATCAAAATCAGAGAATTTCTCATATTTTAAAGTATCCATTAAGTTCTCCATTCTAAAATGAATAATTAAGTTGTTTTACTGAATGAGCACAATGCCCGGTTGATAATTTTTAATTGGTACTATCCATGCTTCCTATACGTCTGCGGCATGCTCCCAATAACTTTCCCGAAGATAAATACCCGGTTCATCTCATCTTTCTCGATCGGGTCCCACGGTGAGTAGCTTTTGTTATCAGAGATAACCAGCAGCTTATCCTTCATCATTTGCAGGCGCTTTACATGGGCTGTGTCGTCGTACAGAAACGCATAGATACCATCACCGTCGAAAGATTTAACCGTGATATCAACGAATAGAAGATCACCAGGTTCAATCGTTCCTGACATGCTGTCACCGCGTACGTTAATGATGCGGATATTTTCTGCCTTCCTACCATCGAACATGTGACGAGCATCGTCAAACGAGTACTCAACCGAGCGTAGAACTTCTACAAACTCGCGGTTGATTACACCCGGCCCGGCACTGACTTCTATATCAAGAACGTCAATTTTGAAGTATTTGGAATGGCTGACAGCAGGCTTCCCTGATTGTTGACCGTCATTTCTCATCGGGCCTATGCCTGATGAGAGCCATTCTGTTCGAACACCCAATGCATTAGCTATTTCAACAATTTTTGTTGAGCCGCGCGCGTTGCCGCTTGTCAGTCTCCAGATTGTGGGTTGAGCTACGCCAGACGCCTTTGCAAGAGCGCCTTGAGACATTCCAGATTGTTCCATCGCTAGGTTTAAGCGATCAGCAAGAGTTTCTTTTTTCATAAGTTTTAATTTATACGCTTGCGTATTGATGGTCAAAACACGTTTTGCTATTGCTTGGATTAATACGCATTGCTATTATTCATTCATTGCAATACCAATAGGAATTGATAATGACAAATCAAACCATTCAACTCGCAATCAGTATTACAGGTAGTCAAAAACGACTGGCAGATCTATGCGGTGTAGCCCAACCCACAGTTTGGCGTTGGCTACACGGTGGCGGAATTGATGCCCGCTATGTAATGAAAATTGTCTCAGCCACTGGTGGAAAGATTAAACCAGCAGATATTCGTCCCGACCTCGCACCATTGTTTAACGCGAGTAATTCTGCCGCCTAAACTGCGGCGTTAACTGATAAGGCAATGACTATGCAACCACTTACATACCAACAGACTAGCGGATTTAGCCCGACTGCGGTGATAAATCGTTCTCAAACAAAACAGGCGCCAGGCCACGAAAAAATCCGTGATGCCGTTCGCGCCTGGTCGGCTGCAGATAATCAGGATGTTGTTGCCGCACTCATTGTGAATGAGTATCGGGAGCAGGGCGGCGGCACCATCGATTTCCCTGATGATGTCAGCCGTGCACGCCAGAAGCTGTTCCGCTTCCTCGATAACAAATTCGATTCTGAAAAATACCGAAATAACGTGCGTGAACTGACCCCGGCAATTCTGGCGGTACTACCGCTGGAATATCGCGGCCACCTGGTTGAGCAGGATAGCTACATGGCTCGGCTGGCTGAAATGGAAAAGGAACTCAGTGAGGCAAAACAGGCTGTCATTCTCAACGCACCACGCCACCAGAAACTGAAGGAGATGAGTGAAGGCATTGTGTCGATGTTTCGTGTGGACCCGGATTTGGCTGGTCCATTAATGGCGATGGTGACCACCATGCTGGGGGCAATATGACAGGTTCAGAAATGGCGAAAGTCGGTCTGCGGGAACAGAACCGACTTTCAGGTGCAAATCGTAACACACTCATTGCGGGAGGAATTATGGCAAACACTGCTGAGATATTCAATTTTCCAGTGCCGGATGCGGCACAAAAGGAGCCGCGCGTGGCAGATCTCGATGATGGTTATACGCGCATTGCAAATGAGTTGCTGGAAGCTGTGATGCTGGCCGGATTAACACAGCACCAGCTTCTGGTCTTCCTGGCTGTCATGCGCAAAACATATGGCTTTAATAAAAAACTGGATTGGGTTAGCAACGAGCAACTTTCCGAATTAACCGGGATATTGCCGCACAAGTGTTCTGCTGCAAAAAGTGTTCTGGTAAAGCGTGGGATTTTTATTCAGAGCGGGCGGAATATCGGTATCAATAATGTGGTCAGTGAATGGTCAACATTACCCGAATCGGGTAAGAAAAATAAAGTTTACCTGAAAGAGGTAAATTTACCTGAATCAGGTAAGAAAAGTTTACCCAAATCAGGTAAAGGCGTTTGCCCGAATCAGGTAAACACAAAAGACAAACTAACAAAAGACAATATAAAACCTTTTTCGTCCGAGAATTCTGACGAATCCTCTGACCAGCCAGAAAACGATCTTCCTGTGATGAAACCGGATGCTGCAATTCAGAGCGGCAGCAAGTGGGGGACAGCAGAAGACCTGACCGCCGCAGAGTGGATGTTTGACATGGTGAAGACCATCGCGCCATCAGCCAGAAAACCGAATTTTGCAGGGTGGGCTAACGATATCCGCCTGATGCGTGAACGTGACGGACGTAACCACCGCGACATGTGTGTACTGTTCCGCTGGGCATGCCAGGACAACTTCTGGTCCGGTAACGTGCTAAGTCCGGCCAAACTCCGCGACAAGTGGACCCAACTCGAAATCAACCGTAACAAGCAACAGGCAGGCGTGACAGCTAGCAAACCAAAACTCGACCTGACAAACACAGACTGGATTTACGGGGTGGATCTATGAAAAACATCGCCGCACAGATGATTAACTTTGACCGTGAGCAGATGCGTCGGATCGCCAACAACATGCCGGAACAGTACGACGAAAAGCCGCAGGTACAGCAGGTAGCGCAGATCATCAATGGTGTGTTCAGCCAGTTACTGGCAACTTTCCCGGCGAGCCTGGCTAACCGGGACCAGAACGAACTGAACGAAATCCGCCGCCAGTGGGTTCTGGCTTTCCGGGAAAACGGGATCACCACAATGGAACAGGTTAACGCAGGAATGCGCGTAGCCCGTCGGCAGAATCGACCATTCCTGCCATCACCCGGGCAGTTTGTCGCCTGGTGCCGGGAAGAAGCATCCGTTACCGCCGGGCTGCCAAACGCCAGCGAGCTGGTTGATATGGTTTACGAGTATTGCCGGAAGCGTGGCCTGTATCCGGACGCAGAGTCTTATCCATGGAAATCAAACGCGCACTACTGGCTGGTTACCAACCTGTACCAGAACATGCGGGCCAATGCGCTTACTGATGCGGAATTACGGCGCAAGGCTGCCGATGAACTGTCCTGTATGACCGCGCGAATTAACCGTGGTGAGGCGATACCTGAACCAGTAAAACAGCTTCCTGTCATGGGCGGTAGACCTCTAAATCGTGCACAGGCTCTGGCGAAGATCGCAGAAATCAAAGCTAAGTTTGGGCTGAAAGGAGCAAGTGTATGACGGGCAAAGAGGCAATTATTTATTACCTGGGGACGCATAAGAGCTTCTGTGCGCAGGACGTTGCTGCGGCAACAGGTGTGACAGTAACCTGCATAAATCAGGCAGCAGCTAAAATGGCGCGTGCAGGAATCCTGGTCATTGATGGTAAGGTCTGGCGAACGTTTGTTTAACGGTTAGCTACTCAGGATGATAGGGTGGGGCAAGTGAGTATGAAGCGGATTTTCAGGAATGCCGTCAGAGTTTGGAAATAAAGTGGGTTTTCTAGTGGCAAGAGACTTGATAATATTTAGTTCTTTAAATCCAAGGAGATAGGGTTATGAGAAAATTTATTTTAGCCTTTGTCATAAGTGCCTCGTTTACAGCAAATGCTGGTGTAGAGAAGTTAGGGCCGTGGATAACAAAGTCTGAGATAAATAAAATGACTGACCAGACTGACTTTGTGGCTCTTAATTTATCACCAGATTCATATAACAAAGCAGGTACTGATCGTGCAACTTCACTGGTGTTGCGTTGTAGTGATAACAAAACAGATGCCTATTTATCATTCAATGATTATATGGGGTCGGACAACCCAAGAATTACAGTGCGGTTAGATGGCGGAAAGCCGGTCAAGAGTGTTTGGGGAGGTGGGGAAGGCGGTGATTCTGCATTTGCTCCACAACCAATACAATTTATAAAGACCTTGGCTAAGCATAAAAAAGCTATTTTTGGGTTTGAGCCTTATGGATCAACTATGCAAGTAGTTGAGTTTGACTTGTCTGAGATTGATAAGGTTGTGGAAAAAATTTCACAGTCTTGCAATTGGAAATGACAAAAAAATTTCATATGAACCCAGTTGGCGCTGGGTTTTTTATTTCAGTAGCCAATAATGCATTCAAAATCTCTTACTTGAGAAACGGCCTATTTGAGATTTCAGTCGTGGCAGGATGATCAGTTGATTCGAGTATTGACGCATTTACGTTCTGAACGGCTGTAATAAAGTTGCGGGAGAGAAATGCCGCTAGTATTTTGTAATTAATTGAATGCTGAAGGTTTAATGAGAAGTCAAGAACACTACTTGTACTATAATCGTTCGATGTTAGTGAGGGTTTGATGCAAAAAATGAAGTGATTGACCCTAAATTTGCGCGATCAGCGACAGATTGTACACCGAGATCCTGTGGGCTGGAATTTGCAGAGAAATACCGAAAATGATATCCAATATTGTTTTCAGTTCCTACATCATACCTGATAAGGGTATAATCATAAAAATTAGGATAATTCAAGTTATAATTGTATGAATAAAAACGACCTTGAAGCATTATCTGACACTAGGCTTAATGAGGCCAAATGCTTGCTTGATCATGGCTTTTTTCATGGTGCATATTATCTTTGTGGGTATGCAGTTGAATGTGCATTGAAGGCCTGTATTGCCAAGTCATTTTTACAACATGAGTTTCCAAACAAAAAAGTCGTAAATGATTCATATACTCATGATTTGTCGCAACTTCTCAAAATTGCCAACTTACATCAAATTTTGATTGCTGACGCAAAAAATGATGTTTCGTTGGAGATTAACTGGTCGGTCGTTAAAGACTGGAGCGAGCAATTTAGATACGACAATAACATAAGTAAAGCTATGGCCGAACAATTGTTTGATGCTGTAGGTGACCAAAATTCTGGAGTTTTGAAATGGGTAAAAGCACACTGGTAATCGGCAGAGAGTTGACAAAAGATATGGAATTCTCAGGTCAATTTTTATTAAAAAAACTCAAGTTACAGAATTTAACTATTGATGCTGCAATGTGGTTTTATTACCCAGATCTATCTTGGAGATATATTTTAGTTATCAGTGACTTCTCAGAACGTGGACCGGCAGAAATATATAGAAAAATCAGTGAGATAAATAGAAATAGCATATCAAAAAAGTATAAGCCGATACCATTAGAAGCAATTGAGGCTAAGGGGGATTCAGCTTTTATTTATAAAATGTTAAAAGGATTTGCTAGAGTCAACGATGGTAAAGTTCGCGTTTCTAATTCTATGGTAAATGGTTTAGAAATCGTTGACTGTCTGATCTATGAGTTAAAATAAGAAATCTCTTGCTGGGTATCATTATTGTTTAAATGACTTTTGATTTTCAATAATCAACTTGTCATAATTAAGTCACCGGAGTTTGAACTCCTCCGGTGACTTCTGCGCTAAACGGGGACGTTTATGCGCACATACAATCCAAACTCTCTTCTCCCTTCACAGATGCAGAAATGTACCTGCGATTTTTTGCATCCAGCGTTTGACCTCTGCGGAGGTGAATCGTGAACCTCCTACAAGATGGCATCAAATTGCATCGTGGTAACTTCACCGCTATCGGCCAGCAGATCCAGCCTTATCTGGAGGACGGCAAATGCTTTCGCATGGTGCTTAAACCGTGGCGCGAGAGACGCAGTCTTTCCCAGAATGCACTCAGCCACATGTGGTACAGCGAAATCAGTGAATACCTCATCAGCAAGGGTAAAACGTTCGCCACTCCAGCTTGGGTAAAAGATGCTCTCAAACACACATACCTCGGTTATGAAACCAAGGACCTGGTTGATGTCGTAACCGGCGAAATCACTACTATCCAGTCGTTACGCCATACCTCCGATCTTGATACCGGAGAGATGTATGTCTTCCTGTGTAAGGTTGAAGCCTGGGCGATGAATATTGGCTGTCACCTGACTATTCCGCAGAGCTGCGAGTTCCAGCAGCTCCGCGACAAACAGGAGGCGTAATGGCTACACCGCTTATTCGTGTCATGAACGGACACATCTACAGAGTACCAAATCGTCGTAAGCGTAAACCGGAGCTGAAGCCTTCCGAAATACCAACACTGCTCGGATATACCGCCAGCCTGGTTGATAAAAAATGGTTGCGACTGGCAGCAAGGAGGAATCATGGCTGATTTGAGAAAAGCAGCGCGTGGTCGGGAATGCCAGGTAAGAATCCCTGGCGTATGTAATGGCAACCCTGAAACGTCTGTACTGGCACATATCCGGCTGACTGGATTGTGCGGCACCGGTACCAAACCGCCAGACCTGATTGCCACCATTGCATGTTCTGCCTGCCACGACGAAATCGACCGCCGCACACATTTTGTCGATGCTGCATATGCAAAAGAATGCGCGCTGGAAGGTATGGCGAGAACACAGGTTATCTGGCTGAAAGAGGGGGTTATTAAGGCGTGAATACCTACAGCATCACATTACCCTGGCCTCCGAGCAATAATCGCTATTACCGCCATAATCGCGGGCGCACGCACGTCAGCGCAGAGGGGCAGGCATACCGCGATAACGTCGCCCGAATCATTAAAAACGCAATGCTGGATATCGGCCTGGCTATGCCTGTGAAAATCCGCATTGAGTGCCACATGCCGGATCGCCGTCGCCGTGACCTGGATAATCTGCAAAAAGCCGCTTTTGACGCACTCACTAAAGCAGGTTTCTGGCTGGATGATGCTCAGGTCGTTGATTACCGCGTTGTGAAGATGCCTGTTACCAAAGGTGGGAGGCTGGAACTGACCATCACCGAAATGGGGAATGAATGATGTTTGAGTTTTATGTGGCAGAACGTCTTCGCCACCGCTGGATGCGCCTGCGCTTATATCGTTTTCCTGGTTCTGTTTTGACCGATTACCGAATACTGAAGAATTACGCCAAAACCCTGACAGGAGCAGGAGTATGAAGTCAGAGATAACAATCAACTAATACTGTTTTGTTGATTTTTGCTTGTAATTGGCGTTCTGGTCTGATTTTTGTGGAGTAAGTTGATGCGTGATATTCAGATGGTTCTTGAGCGTTGGGGAGCGTGGGCGGCTAATAATCATGAAGATGTGACCTGGTCGTCCATTGCCGCCGGTTTTAAGGGATTAATTACTTCAAAAGTAAAATCTCGCCCGCAATGTTGTGACGATGACGCGATGATCATTTGCGGGTGCATGGCCCGTCTGAAAAAGAACAACAGCGATTTGCACGATTTATTAGTAGATTATTATGTAGTCGGTATGACATTCATGTCACTGGCAGGTAAGCATTGCTGCTCTGATGGTTATATCGGGAAAAGGTTACAGAAGGCTGAGGGTATAATTGAAGGGATGTTAATGGCATTAGATATCCGGTTAGAGATGGATATCGTTGTTAATAACTCTAATTAATATGCCAGTTGTTTACTAAAAATTATTAAAAATGGGGCGTTGAGACGCCCCCAAAAATAAAGGGTAATATATAACAGAAGGTTTATATAGTTAGAAGCAAGGTTGTGCTTCTAAAGGAAGTGGCTTGAGGGAGCCACTTATATGTTGGGGAGGCAACGCCTCCCGCAACATATCTTTTTCGTAATCAGATTAGAACTGGTAAACCAGACCTACAGCAACGATGTCATCAGTGCTTACACCGAGTGCTTTAGTGAAGTCATTTTTGTCAAGCAGGTTGATTTTGTAATCAACGAAAGTAGACATATTTTTGTTGAAGTAATAGGTTGCACCTACATCAACATATTTGACTAAGTCCTGATCGCCCCATACTCCAAGATCCTTACCTTTAGATTGCAGGTAAGCAACGGACGGACGCAGACCGAAATCGAACTGATATTGTGCAACAGCTTCGAAGTTTTGGGCTTTATTAGCAACGAAGTGATCAGCAAATACAGTCATATTCTGGGTTTCAGAATAGGTAGTGGCCAGGTAAATGTTGTTAGCGTCATATTTCAGACCTGCGGCCCAAACTTCTGCATTTTTACCGGAAGCAAATACTTCAGGAAGAACTTTCCCTGCATTAACTTGAGTGTCGGTACGATCAGATTTCGCATAAGTTGCACCGATACCGAATCCTTCGTATTCATAGGTAGCAGAGAAACCGAAGCCATCACCGTTACCTTCGGTGTAGTTATCGAAATCGCTACGATCGTTTTTGCCTTGGTACTGAGCAGCAAAGTTCAGACCATCAACCAGACCAAAGAAGTCGTTGTTACGATAGGTTGCAACACCAGTTGCACGTTGAGTCATGAACACGTCGGTTTGAGTCCAAGTGTCACCACCGAATTCTGGCAGGACGTCAGTCCACGCACCGATGTCGTATGCTACACCGTAGTTACGGCCGTAATCGATGGAGCCGTAGTCACCGAATTTCAGGCCAGCGAAGGCAAGACGGGTTTTATCTTTGGAGGAACCTTGAGATTCAGCGCGGTTGCCTTTGAATTCATATTCCCACTGACCGAAACCAGTCAGTTGATCGTTGATTTGGGTTTCACCTTTGAAGCCAAGACGGGCATAAGTAGTATCACCATCATCTGCATCATTAGAGGAGAAGTAGTGCTTAGCATTAACTTTCCCGTACAGATCCAGCTTGTTACTGTCTTTATTATAAATTTCAGCTGCCTGAGCAGACATCGCCATCAGTACTGATGCAGCTACAGCAGAAATTGCCACTGTTAATTTTTTCATCGTGAGCCCTTTTTTTGAACTATTATTAAAAAATGATGTCACTGCGCGATAAATATTCATCTAATCAATGTGATTATTTCAAGATGTAAGTTTTGGTTTCTCGTTTGATTTGTGAAGTAGATCTCTATTTTTATCTGAACTTTTTTCTATCGAATCCTATTCATGGCTCTTGGCTGAATAAAAATAAATCTATTAGCCAATTTATATTAATGGCTGTTATTTATAAGTGCTCTATAATTTGAAGGTTCAATTTAAACCGGCTAAAAATAACACTGGAAATTATTTGTTGGTTATTTGTTGAGATTTGCTTATGTATTTGTAGTGGTGTTTTCAATACTCGGTAGCATTCTCGCAAATATCATTTAGTGGTTTACGTACGTAAAAAATTGGTTATGCTGTTAAGAGTGGTTACTTCGTCACACAGCTTAAACCCGCCGTCGAGCGGGTTTTTCCATTTTTTGAGTCTCGATATTAGCTGATAACCCAATACCTGAGTTATTCACTGACTCCGAGTCTGTTACGTTTCGTAGTATTCCCTCAATTTACACCCGCTTTGTCTGCGAGGTGGGGTTATGAAATCCATGGATAAGTTAACAACGGGTGTCGCCTATGGCACCTCAGCAGGTAGTGCCGGGTACTGGTTTTTACAGCTGCTAGATAAAGTCACGCCCTCACAGTGGGCGGCAATTGGAGTGCTGGGTAGCCTGGTATTTGGCCTGCTGACGTACCTGACAAACCTTTATTTCAAGATTAAAGAAGACAAGCGTAAGGCTGCACGGGGAGAGTAATTCAATGACTCAAAACTATGAACTGATTGTGAAAGGGATCCGCAATTTTGAGAATAAAGTTACGGTAACTTTAGCGTTACGGGACAAAAAACGCTTTGACGGTGAAATTTTTGACCTGGACATCTCGCTGGACCGTGTTGAAGGTGCCGCGCTGGAGTTTTATGAGGCAGCAGCCAGAAGGAGCATCAGACAGGTCTTCCTGGATGTTGCTGCCGGGTTATGTGAAGGGGATGAGCTGTCGCCGGAAAAGCGCCCCATAATTTTAGAGGCGCAGAATGTGTGGATAACCTACAAAGGAAAGCTACCGGGAAGAATTACTGGTTCTCTGAAGACTCCGCCGAAATGGTAATTTCACCAGCATATTTTTCTTCCAGTAATACCGCCAGCCACTTGAAAGAATTTTGTTGTTGCTGGGACCATTTGGGGTTGAGTGATTCAAGCTGGAGCGATGCCAGTGTTGGTTGCATTTGTTCCTTGGGAATTGAGAATGCCAGATATGAAAATGCGACAGTAAGGGCATTTACATCATCCCGAAGCCTGGAAATGCAGTCGAGCAACTCCTGTAGAGAAATGGTGCTATTGTCCATAAACAATCCTCTCTATTGTATTTAACTATTCCTTGCCTGATTCAACAGGCCGGGACAGATAAACATATCCAGGGTTCAGAAACCGATAAATCCTGATAAATATCCATGAACGCAAAAATCAGATACGGCCTGTCGGCTGCCGTTCTGGCACTGATTGCCGTCGGTGCGCCTGCGCCTGATATTCTCGACCAGTTTCTGGATGAAAAAGAAGGTAACCACACAACGGCATACCGCGATGGTTCCGGCATCTGGACCATCTGTCGGGGTGCCACGGTGGTGGATGGAAAACCCGTTTTTCCCGGTATGAAACTGTCGAAGGAAAAATGCGACCAGGTTAACGCCATTGAACGGGATAAGGCGCTGGCATGGGTGGAGCGCAATATTAAAGTGCCACTGACCGAACCACAGAAAGCGGGTATCGCGTCATTTTGTCCCTATAACATTGGCCCCGGTAAGTGTTTCCCGTCGACGTTTTATAAGCGGCTGAATGCCGGTGATCGTAAAGGTGCATGCGAGGCGATTCGCTGGTGGATAAAAGATGGTGGGCGCGATTGCCGCATACGTTCAAATAACTGCTATGGACAGGTTATTCGTCGTGACCAGGAAAGCGCATTAGCCTGTTGGGGGATAGATCAGTGAGCAGAGTCGCCGCGATTATTTATGCTCTGGTTATCTGCATCATCGTCTGCCTGTCATGGGCTGTTAATCATTACCGTGATAACGCAATCGCCTACAAAGAGCAGCGCGATAACAAGGCCAGTGAACTGGAGAAGGCGAACGCCACCATCGCTGACATGCGGAAGCGTCAACGTGATGTAGCAGAACTCGACGCCAGATACACAAAGGAGCTTGCTGATGCTAATGCGACTATCGAAAGTCTCCGTGCTGATGTTTCTGCTGGTCGTAAGCGCCTGCAAGTCGCCGCCACCTGTGCAAAGTCAACGACCGGAGCCAGCGGCATGGGCGATGGAGAAAGCCCAAGACTTACAGCAGATGCTGAACTCAATTATTACCGTCTCCGAAGTGGAATCGACAAGATAACCGCGCAGGTTAACTACCTGCAGGAATACATCAGGACGCAATGCCTGAAATAATTTTTTTGCAAATCACAAAGTCCATTTAATGAGCCTCGCGATGCGGGGCTTTTTTTACATCTGAATTTCACAGCGCATCTCACGCGCATATTACATCACCCGAGCCTTTCAGAAAGTTGAGCCTGAGAACTGCCGTATATGGTGGCGACCATCTCGGGGCGGCTTTTCTGTGAGACAGGCTCACTTTCTAAAAGGTAAAGACGCTATGAACCAATTAGAAGAAAAGCTTCAAAGAATGATTTCCTTATACAAGGAAGATAACTGCCAAAAAGTTCCTGAAAACATCGCAGAGTTAATGGAATTGGCAAGTGAATTTTCTGGCATGCTTAAGTCGTCAGGTGTTCGGTCAGCGTTCTTTGTTGAAATGCTGATGCACGGCGGACTTATGGCAACAATGAGACGTGTAATGGAAGACCAGAGAAAAGAACCTCCTCAGGTATACGTTTTGTCATCGAAGAAAACTGGGCTAACCAAAATTGGGTATTCATCCAACATTCCACAACGCATCAAATCGCTTGGCAACTCTGGACCAGACTGCTTGAAGCTTGAGTGCCTGATCCCTGGTGGAAGAGAAACTGAAAACATGCTTCATCGCAAATTTGCCGCAAAGAGAAAGCACGGTGAATGGTTCGCCCTGTCCAAGGATGACATTGAGGGATTGAAATCTGTAGCGATTACTTCTGATGGCTATTAATGCTTGTTTAGAGCAATTTTCATAACAACTCTTCATTACAAAGCCCATCTACTGGTGGGCTTGATAATGAAACCGTGATTTACATCCCCACAATCCGGGTATGTAAAAGATAGTTCAGGCGAGAACGGATTTAACTAAATCTGTGCGCCACCAGTTAACGGCAGTACCACGAAACAACCCAAGCCAGTAAGTGGGGAAATAACACCGGCAGCCACTGAAAGATGAACCTCCTGCCTTATGGCAAAAAAGATTCTTTGTGGTGGCGGACTGATGGAAAGACATCCTAATTTCAGCCAAACATTGAAGGAGTTGTTATGTCAGCAGAAGGTTTCAATAACCCATCAAAATTCCGGGATGAGTGGGATAGCAGCGTAAAGAGTAAGTGATGCCATCACAAAAGCCATTCCCTACAGAGTGGCTTTGATAATGGCTTATACCCTACACGGGATAACTTAACTGATATCCCTTTTAAAGGATAAAGGTATTCAAGCCTGACACATCATGCGCTGTATCGTCGCCGTATTCCCGTATTAACAGAGACCGTAGCCCGACGGGGAACTCCTTCTGCGCGAGTGTGCGGGAATAATCAAAAACGATGCACACCGGGGTTACCGGGTACACATATTTCATCATGCCAGCGAGTCCGGTTCTGGCACGGAAGAAACCGGACGTTATGATTTAGTGCGGAAATATTTGTGTAGTGTTCTGAATGTTCTCAGTAAAGAGTAATGAATTATCAAAGGTATAGTAATACCTTTTGTTTTCGTGGATATTTGTAATCCATCTGAAAACCCCTGCTGTAGCAAGATTTTTCCTGTATTCGTAAAATGATAACTCTCCTGATTTGAATCCTTTTAAGGTGGCTTCTATAAGGCATTTATTTTTTGAAAATCTTACATTTACAACCTTACCCTGTCCTTTTATTAAAACCGTATTATCGTTTTCAAGAACAAGATGAATATTCTCTGTGGCTAAATAGTAAATGTAATGTGAGACATTGTGACGTTTTAGTTCAGAATAAAACCAGTGATAGTTTAAATTATTTCGCACTTTATCGAATATTTGTTTAAAAATGGCAACCTGAGCCATTGTAGTACCTTCCATGTGATATGAGGGGGCGTAGTCTGCACGATTATCTAAATTGCTTCAATCTGGTCTGACCTGTTTTCTGAGCAATTCAGTAATGTCACTCTTTTCTTTGTTTGCTTCAGGCGAAACTCTTTTTTCTGAGCACAGTCTCCGGCGGCAGGCTTCAATGACCCAGGCTGAGAAATTCCCGGACCCTTTTTGAACAAGAGCGATGTTAATTTGTTCAATCATTTGGTTAGGAAAGCGGATGTTGCGGGTTGTTGTTCTGCGGGTTCTGTTCTTCGTTGACATGAGGTTGTCCCGTATTCAGTGTCGCTGATTTGTATTGTCTGAAGTTGTTTTTACGTTAAGTTGATGCAGATCAATTAATATGATACCTGCGTCATAATTGATTATTTGACGTGGTTTGATGGCGTAGATGCACGTTGTGACATGCAGATGATAATTATTATCATTTTGCGGGTCCTTTCCGGCGATCCGACAGGTTACGGGGCGGCGACCTCGCGGGTTTTCGCTATTTATGACAATTTTCCGGTTTAAGGCGTTTCCGTTCTTCTTCGTCGTAACTTAATGTTTTTATTTAAAATACCCCCTAAAAAGAAAGGAAACGACAGGTGCTGAAAACGAACTTTTGGGCCTTTGTCGTTTCCTTTCTCTGTTTTTGGCCGTGGAATGAACAATGGAAGTCAACAAAAAGCAGCTGGCTGACATTTTCGGTGCGAGTATCCGTACCATTCAGAACTGGCAGGAACAGGGAATGCCCGTTCTGCGAGGCGGTGGCAAGGGTAATGAGGTGCTTTATGACTCTGCCGCCGTTATAAAATGGTATGCCGAAAGGGATGCTGAAATTGAGAACGAAAAGCTGCGCCGGGAGGTTGAAGAACTGCGCCAGGCCAGCGAGACAGATCTCCAGCCAGGGACTATTGAGTACGAACGCCATCGACTTACGCGTGCGCAGGCCGACGCACAGGAGCTGAAAAATGCCAGAGACTCCGCTGAAGTGGTGGAAACCGCATTCTGTACTTTCGTGCTGTCGCGGATCGCAGGTGAAATTGCCAGTATTCTCGACGGGATCCCCCTGTCGGTGCAGCGGCGTTTTCCGGAACTGGAAAACCGACATGTTGATTTCCTGAAACGGGATATCATCAAAGCCATGAACAAAGCAGCCGCGCTGGATGAACTGATACCGGGGTTGCTGAGTGAATATATCGAACAGTCAGGTTAACAGGCTGCGGCATTTTGTCCGCGCCGGGCTTCGCTCACTGTTCAGGCCGGAGCCACAGACCGCCGTTGAATGGGCGGATGCTAATTACTATCTCCCGAAAGAATCCGCATACCAGGAAGGGCGCTGGGAAACACTGCCCTTTCAGCGGGCCATCATGAATGCGATGGGCAGCGACTACATCCGTGAGGTGAATGTGGTGAAGTCTGCCCGTGTCGGTTATTCCAAAATGCTGTTGGGTGTTTATGCCTACTTCATAGAGCATAAGCAGCGCAACACCCTTATCTGGTTGCCGACGGATGGTGATGCCGAGAACTTTATGAAAACCCACGTTGAGCCGACTATTCGTGATATTCCGTCGCTGCTGGCGCTGGCCCCGTGGTATGGCAAAAAGCACCGGGATAACACGCTCACCATGAAGCGTTTCACTAATGGGCGTGGCTTCTGGTGCCTGGGCGGTAAAGCGGCAAAAAACTACCGTGAAAAGTCGGTGGATGTGGCGGGTTATGATGAACTTGCTGCTTTTGATGATGATATTGAACAGGAAGGCTCTCCGACGTTCCTGGGTGACAAGCGTATTGAAGGCTCGGTCTGGCCAAAGTCCATCCGTGGCTCCACGCCCAAAGTGAGAGGCACCTGTCAGATTGAGCGTGCAGCCAGTGAATCCCCGCATTTTATGCGTTTTCATGTTGCCTGCCCGCACTGCGGGGAGGAGCAGTACCTTAAATTTGGCGATAAAGAGACGCCGTTTGGCCTCAAATGGACGCCGGATGATCCCTCCAGCGTGTTTTATCTCTGCGAACATAATGCCTGCGTCATCCGCCAGCAGGAGCTGGACTTCACTGATGCCCGTTATATCTGCGAAAAGACCGGGATCTGGACCCGTGATGGCATTCTCTGGTTTTCGTCATCCGGTGAAGAGATTGAGCCGCCGGACAGCGTGACCTTTCACATCTGGACGGCGTACAGCCCGTTCACCACCTGGGTGCAGATTGTCAAAGACTGGATGAAGACGAAAGGGGATACGGGAAAACGTAAAACCTTCGTGAACACCACGCTCGGTGAGACATGGGAAGCGAAAATCGGTGAACGTCCGGATGCTGAAGTGATGGCAGAGCGGAAAGAGCATTATTCAGCGCCCGTTCCTGATCGTGTGGCTTACCTGACTGCCGGTATCGACTCCCAACTGGACCGCTACGAAATGCGCGTATGGGGATGGGGGCCGGGTGAGGAAAGCTGGCTGATTGACCGGCAGATTATTATGGGCCGCCACGATGATGAACAGACGCTGCTGCGTGTGGATGAGGCCATCAATAAAACCTATACCCGCCGGAATGGTGCAGAAATGTCGATATCCCGTATCTGCTGGGATATTGGCGGGATTGACCCGACCATTGTGTATGAACGCTCGAAAAAGCATGGGCTGTTCCGGGTGATCCCCATTAAAGGGGCATCCGTCTACGGAAAGCCGGTGGCCAGCATGCCACGTAAGCGAAACAAAAACGGGGTTTACCTTACCGAAATCGGTACGGATACCGCGAAAGAGCAGATTTATAACCGCTTCACACTGACGCCGGAAGGGGATGAACCGCTTCCCGGTGCCGTTCACTTCCCGAATAACCCGGATATTTTTGATCTGACCGAAGCGCAGCAGCTGACTGCTGAAGAGCAGGTCGAAAAATGGGTGGATGGCAGGAAAAAAATACTGTGGGACAGCAAAAAGCGACGCAATGAGGCGCTCGACTGCTTCGTTTATGCGCTGGCGGCGCTGCGCATCAGTATTTCCCGCTGGCAGCTGGATCTCAGTGCACTGCTGGCGAGCCTGCAGGAAGAGGATGGTGCAGCAACCAACAAGAAAACACTGGCAGATTACGCCCGTGCCTTATCCGGAGAGGATGAATGACGCGACAGGAAGAACTTGCCGCTGCCCGTGCGGCACTGCATGACCTGATGACAGGAAAACGGGTGGCAACGGTACAGAAAGACGGACGGAGAGTGGAGTTTACGGCCACTTCCGTGTCTGACCTGAAAAAATACATTGCGGAGCTGGAAGTGCAGACCGGCATGACACAGCGACGCAGGGGACCTGCAGGATTTTATGTATGAAAATGTCCACCATTCCCACCCTTCTGGGGCCGGACGGCATGACATCGCTGCGTGAATATGCCGGTTATCACGGCGGTGGCAGCGGATTTGGTGGGCAGTTGCGGGCGTGGAACCCACCGGGTGAAAGTGTGGATGCAGCCCTGCTGCCCAACTTTACCCGTGGCAATGCCCGCGCAGACGATCTGGTACGCAATAACGGCTATGCCGCCAACGCCATCCAGTTGCATCAGGATCATATCGTCGGGTCTTTTTTCCGACTCAGTCATCGCCCAAGCTGGCGCTATCTGGGCATCGGGGAGGAAGAAGCCCGTGCCTTTTCCCGCGAGGTTGAAGCGGCATGGAAAGAGTTTGCCGAGGATGACTGCTGCTGCATTGACGTTGAGCGAAAACGCACGTTTACCATGATGATTCGGGAAGGTGTGGCCATGCACGCCTTTAACGGTGAACTGTTCGTTCAGGCCACCTGGGATACCAGTCCGTCGCGGCTTTTCCGGACACAGTTCCGGATGGTCAGCCCGAAGCGCATCAGCAACCCGAACAATACCGGCGACAGCCGGAACTGCCGTGCCGGTGTGCAGATTAATGACAGCGGTGCGGCGCTGGGATATTACGTCAGCGAGGACGGCTATCCTGGCTGGATGCCGCAGAAATGGACATGGATACCCCGTGAGTTACCCGGCGGGCGCGCCTCGTTCATTCACGTTTTTGAACCCGTGGAGGACGGGCAGACCCGCGGTGCAAATGTGTTTTACAGCGTGATGGAGCAGATGAAGATGCTCGACACGCTGCAGAACACGCAGCTGCAGAGCGCCATTGTGAAGGCGATGTATGCCGCCACCATTGAGAGTGAGCTGGATACGCAGTCAGCGATGGATTTTATTCTGGGCGCGAACAGTCAGGAGCAGCGGGACAGGCTGACCGGCTGGATTGGTGAAATTGCCGCGTATTACGCCGCAGCACCGGTCCGGCTGGGAGGCGCAAAAGTGCCGCACCTGATGCCGGGGGACTCACTGAACCTGCAGACGGCTCAGGACACGGATAACGGCTACTCCGTGTTTGAGCAGTCACTGTTGCGGTATATCGCTGCCGGGCTGGGTGTCTCGTATGAGCAGCTTTCCCGGAATTACGCCCAGATGAGCTACTCCACGGCACGGGCCAGTGCGAACGAGTCGTGGGCGTACTTTATGGGGCGGCGAAAATTCGTCGCATCCCGTCAGGCGAGCCAGATGTTTCTGTGCTGGCTGGAAGAGGCCATCGCTCGCCGCGTGGTGACGTTACCTTCAAAAGCGCGCTTCAGCTTTCAGGAAGCCCGCAGTGCCTGGGGGAACTGCGACTGGATAGGCTCCGGTCGTATGGCCATCGATGGTCTGAAAGAAGTACAGGAAGCGGTGATGCTGATAGAAGCCGGACTGAGTACCTACGAGAAAGAGTGCGCAAAACGCGGTGACGACTATCAGGAAATTTTTGCCCAGCAGGTCCGTGAAACGATGGAGCGCCGTGCAGCCGGTCTTAAACCGCCCGCCTGGGCGGCTGCGGCATTTGAATCCGGGCTGCGACAATCAACAGAGGAGGAGAAGAGTGACAGCAGAGCTGCGTAATCTCCCGCATATTGCCAGCATGGCTTTTAATGAGCCGCTGATGCTTGAACCCGCCTATGCGCGGGTTTTCTTTTGTGCGCTTGCAGGCCAGCTTGGGATCAGTCGCCTGACGGATGCGGTGTCCGGCGACAGCCTGACTGCCGGAGAGGCACCCGCGGCGCTGGCGTTATCCGGTGATGATGACGGACCACGACAGGCCCGCAGTTATCAGGTCATGAACGGCATCGCCGTGCTGCCGGTGTCCGGCACGCTGGTCAGCCGGACGCGGGCGCTGCAGCCGTACTCGGGGATGACCGGTTACAACGGCATTATCGCCCGTCTGCAACAGGCTGCCAGCGATCCGATGGTGGACGGCATTCTGCTCGATATGGACACACCGGGCGGGATGGTGGCGGGAGCATTTGACTGTGCTGACATCATCGCCCGTGTGCGAGACATAAAACCGGTATGGGCGCTGGCCAACGACATGAACTGCAGTGCAGGTCAGCTGCTTGCCAGCGCCGCCTCCCGGCGTCTGGTCACGCAGACCGCCCGGACAGGCTCCATCGGCGTCATGATGGCTCACAGTAATTACGGTGCTGCGCTGGAGAAACAGGGCGTGGAAATCACGCTGATTTACAGCGGCAGCCATAAGGTGGATGGCAACCCCTACAGCCATCTTCCGGATGACGTCCGGGAGACACTGCAGTCCCGGATGGATGCAACCCGCCGGATGTTTGCGCAGAAGGTGTCGGCATATACCGGCCTGTCCGTGCAGGCTGTGCTGGATACCGAGGCTGCAGTGTACAGCGGTCAGGAGGCCATTGATGCCGGACTGGCTGATGAACTTGTCAACAGCACCGATGCGATCACCGTTATGCGTGATGCACTGGATGCACGTAAATCCCGTCTCTCAGGAGGGCGAATGACCAAAGAGACTCAATCAACAACTGTTTCAGCCACTGCTTCGCAGGCTGACGTTACTGACGTGGTGCCAGCGACGGAGGGCGAAAACGCCAGCGCGGCGCAGCCGGACGTGAACGCGCAGATCACCGCTGCGGTTGCGGCAGAAAACAGCCGCATTATGGGGATCCTCAACTGTGAGGAGGCTCACGGACGCGAAGAACAGGCGCGCGTTCTGGCAGAAACCCCCGGAATGACCGTGGAAACGGCCCGCCGCATTCTGGCAGCTGCACCACAGAGTGCACAGGCGCGCAGTGACACTGCGCTGGATCGTCTGATGCAGGGTACACCGGCACCGCTGGCTGCAGGTAACCTGGCATCTGATACCAATAAAGAATTACTTAATACACCTGAAGCTTTACCGGTATAAGAGGCAGTTATGGCGACAAAAGAAGAGTTTAACCATTACCAGCCGCTGGGTAACAGTGATCCGGCTCATACAGCAATTGCGCCTGGCGGATTGAGTGCGAAAACGCCTGCAATGACCCCGCTGATGCTGGATGGCACTACCCGTAAGCTGGTTGTGTGGGATGGCACCACCGACGGTGCAGCCGTTGGCATTCTGGCGGTTGCTGCTGACCAGACCAGCACCACACTGACGTTCTACAAGTCCGGCTCGTTCCGTTATGAGGATGTGCTCTGGCCGGAGGCTGCCAGCGACGAGACTAAAAAACGGACCGCGTTTGCCGGAACGGCAATCAGCATCGTTTAATCTTCCCCTTCATCAACAAAGGCCGCCTGTGCGGCTTTTTTTATGGAAATAATTTATGTCTGTATATACAACTGCAGAATTACTGGCATCGACCCAGCATCACTTTAAGTTCGATCCGCTGTTTCTGCGCCTGTTTTTCCGTGAAACCTATCCTTTCACCACGGAGAAAGTCTATCTCTCACAAATTCCGGGACTGGTAAACATGGCGCTGTACGTTTCGCCGATTGTTTCCGGTGAGGTTATCCGTTCCCGTGGCGGCTCCACCTCTGAATTTACGCCGGGATATGTCAAACCCAAGCACTTAGCATGGCTTTCTGAGGCTTTCGTGTAGTTGCTGGTTTTTACACTTAATTCTTTGATAATAAAGAATAAGATTATCTGGCGCTTTCACTGGATTTTCCTCGTTATCTGTGTGTTGCAATCATCTCTGTATTGCAGCTTGTATTGCTTTTTGGGGCTAAAAATGGCTGGCGAGAACAAACTGAGCGACAAAGCGCTTAAAGGATATCTGGGGAAACCCAGAGAAAAGCAGATCACCATTGCTGATGGAAAGGGGCTTTCTATTCGTGTGAGTACTAAGGGGGCTGTGAGCTTTGTTTTCTTCTACAGGTTAGCAGGTGGCCGGGCTGCTCCGGTCTGGCTAACGTTGGGTAAATATCCTGATATGTCACTCAAACAGGCAAGGGAAAAGCGCGACGAGTGCCGTGGTTGGTTGGCTGACAAACGTGATCCGCGTATCCAGATTAAGATTCAGGCTGAAGAACGCTTAAAGCCGGTCACAGTGGAGGATGCACTAAATTACTGGTATGAAAATTACTGTAAGGTGCGTCGTAAAACTCATGCTGTAACGCTTGGCAGATTTCGAAAGCATATCTTTCCCTATATCGGTCATTTGCCCGTAAATGACACTCACCTATATGAATGGCTGGACTGTTTTGACCGAATTAAACGTAATGCACCAGTTATGGCGGCGTATGTTTTTTCTGACACTAAATTAGCTCTTCGTTTTTGTCGGGTACGCCAGTACGCGACGTGTGATGCTTTAAAGGATTTGCGCATGAGTGATGTGGGGCAGATTGCAGGTAAGCGGGATCGGGTTCTGGATGAAGCCGAACTGGGCCAGCTCTGGAAGGCAATTTTTGTCGAGCCTGATTTAAAACTAATGTCTGAATACACGCGAAAAATGTTTGTGCTTTGTACAGTATTTGGATGTCGAATGAGTGAAGCCCGATTATCAGAATGGAGCGAATGGGATCTAGAAAGTTGGGTTTGGACTGTACCAAAAGAACACTCAAAAACCGGTGTTGAAATCGTCAGACCAGTACCTGAAATTCTACGACAGTGGGTAACGGATGTTCACGAAGAGACAAAACATACTGGTTATGTGCTGGGAAGTCTGCGAATTAGAGAAAGCGTAAGCAAGATTGGGGGGAAAATCGGTAAACGTTTGGGCCATGAAAAACAATGGTCACTACACGACCTTAGAAGAACGCTATCTACTCATCTAAGTGATCTCGGTGTTGAATTTTATGTAGTAGAACAACTGTTAGGCCATGCGCTACCTGGCGTGGCAGGTGTTTACAACCGGAGTAAGTTTATGGCTAAAAAACTGGATGCTCTGGAACTCTGGACTACATATCTCAATAGCATCGCAGGTGCTGATTCAAAAGTGACAATCCTCAAACAAAAAGCTGGTTAACATGAAAAAAATGGCAATTGTTGATAAAAAGGGTCTGGAGTACATTCCTAACATTGACCGAATGATCCGTGAGAAAGAATGTCGGGAGCTAACCACTCTTGCGAACAGCACACGCTGGAAGCTGGAGAAGGAAGGAAAATTTCCTAAGCGGATCAAGATTGGTTCCACTGCTGTTGCATATCGTCTTTCAGAAGTGCAGGCATGGATTCGAGGTGAGTGGGAAACAACTTAACTATTAGGTGGGCATTGTGGCTATATTTCATTATACAGATCTTTTTGGTTTGAAAGGTATATTAGACTCTAATTCTTTATGGGCTACAAACATATATTTCTTAAATGATAAAGAGGAGTCTAACCATGGATGTGAATGCTTTCGAAATACAATTAAAATAGTTGATGACAATATCATTCCAAAAGATAAGAAAACTATTTTGCTCAAGTCTCTTGACATGTATGAGAAAGGGGGGTTACAAAAAGAAAAAGGGATTGATAAACATGTTTATAGCATCTCTTTTTGTAAGGAAAACGATAAGTTAAGTCAGTGGAGAGGTTACGGAAATAAACAGGGCGTTTGCATTGAGTTTGATGCGGATGAACTTGTGAGCTTTTCTCAAAATATTTATTTAAATTGTGTTGCACATGATGTTATATATTCAAATAATAACGATGTTACTAAGATGAGTAAGGAGTTGGGGGTGTTTCTTTCTTGTAATGGTATTAATATTAAAGAAAAGAATGATCATTTTGTAACAATGGCCTCTACGTATCAATTTATATCTAAATACATCCCATTTTTTAAACATCCTAGTTTTATCGAAGAAAATGAATTTAGATTGGTATTTACTCCGCGCATACTAATACCAGATGTGCAATTCAGAATAAATAATAATGGTGTCATCCCTTATATCATCATTCGTAATAAAGATCATAGGAAGTTACCAATTAAAAGTATTACTATTGGCCCGACAAACGATTATGATTTCATTGAGGCTGGTATAAAAATGTTCTTGGATTCAAAAGGATTTAGTTCAGTGGAAATTAAATCCTCATCAATTCCATTCAGGGGGTAAGGATTAACACTTTTAATCTATGATGTTATAAAAATGGTGGATAAAGGCGACCAGAATTGGTCGCCAATGTGAGTATATAGTTAGCCTTAATCAGAATACGAGGTTGTCGACTGATAGGCAATGTGAACAGTTCAATATTTAGGTGGTTCAACAAGAGCGTTTATCATTGCTCTCAAATTATCGCGAACACTTATCCAAGTCTGTTCTGCTCGTTCTAACTCATCAGTGTACAACTTTAATGTTTTATCTATGCCATATGTGGCTATTAAATTTATAGCTTCTTGTAACTTTTCGGGATTATTCCTTCTTGGGGGAGTGAATATACCACGGATTTTTCCGGTAATTAAAGCTTTACGGTGTCTACATAGAATACCTTTACTTCCTGCTGGACAATTGCAAGTCATGATTAGCGAGCCAGAATCGTTTGATACAGTGACTATGTATACATCCAAACTACTGCTACTTGTTGCGAAGAATTCGTATTTCATGTGTTAGCTCCTTGACTTCAATTACTCTTATCCTTTTGGTTCAATACCGCGCCGTAGCAGCTCTTTGCGCCCTAATTCTTTAAGCCAGTTGGCTAGGCTTATGCCGTCGCTCTGCGCTTCTTTGTCGAATTGCTCTTTTAGCTCTGGAGAAATTCGCATTCTGAATTGTGGAGATTGCCCATCACCCTTAGGACTTTTATCGCGTTTGATTGTTGACAAGTGACCACCTATTGAATTAGCCTTTTTACTGTTAGGTGACCACCTTAACACGGAGGCACTTAAAAAAGCAAAGCCCGAAGGCGCTAGGAACACCAACGGGCTTCTAACCACCAACGATAGCAACAGTATCGAGGTAGCTATGAGAAATCATACCACACACCAGCAAGGGCGGGACCCGCACAACCTGAATAAATACATCTGGCGTTTTATTGCCCTGAGCACCGCACAACCACGCGTAATACACATCGAGGCCGCCAGCGAACAGGAAGCCCGCCAACAATCCCCAACTGGCTGCGTGATGATATTCGCCGCCCGTATTCGTCATGAGGTATGCCGTGCTTAAAACCTTCCGTGTATTTGCTCGTGCAGTTAACCCACTAGGCCACACAATTGGTATCGCTCAGAACGTGAAGGCTGTTAATGTTCAGACGGCTATTGCTGCGGTGAGAAGCGAATCATCAGAATATGGCTTATCACAAGTCATTATTTCAGCAGTGTATGAATTAAAAGAGGTGCATTAATGCAGGAAATCACATTACACGAAGCCGCTGAACGTGCGCACCAGACAGAAATTATTTGCCGCCTTCTTGAGGTATACCCGAACAAAATTACAGATGCTGATATATCCGCACTGGCGAGCCTACTGGCGCGTCTTTCGGGAAGTGTCGCTAGTTTTTTGATTGAGGAAGAAAGTAAGCTGGTGGGGGATTAAATGAATACAGAACGGGAAGTCTTTTTTAAATTGTTAGCATGTGCAGAAAGTTCATTAACTTTAAATAATTCAGCAAAAGCAATATTAAATATGTGGCTTGATTGCATAAATGACAATGAAGATGCAAATATTGCTTATGGCCTGTTGTCACTTATTGATGAAGCAGCAGAAAAACTCAATGACGCAATAAATAGTGCCCTGCTATCAAATAAGTCGAGTTAAGTCGAGGAATAAATAATATGGAAATGAAAAATTCTGGCTTTATTGCCAGCGGCCCCGCTCGGCCTGAATTTATGAACGGCGATATTTACCGCGATAAATACGGCGGCACGGTAACGATTAAAGGCGTGGCAGAACGGCGCATCACTTACCGCCGTGAGGGGTATAGCTATGACTGCGTGATGCCTGTTTATCAGTTCCGGCGTGATTTTTCCCTGGTATATGCCGCACCCCGCAGTAAGCCCATCAGCAGGGAAAAAGCGCGGGGAAACATCCAGAAAATGAAAAGCATGATTAACGCATTCAGGGGCAAAAAATGAAACTGGCACCGAACTTAAAAAAACAGCCACGCGACAGACTGACAGAGGTAATCATCTTTGCAGGTAGTGATGCGTGGGGCCATGCGAAAGAGTGGCAGGAATGGGCGGGTAAACATATTGCCGCCGACGATGTGCCGCCTGTCGTGCTGGCTGATGAGCAACTGAAAAACATCACCGATTACCGGATCATTGATGAAGATCGTCAGTGTGTGCGTGTTTACCGCGCAGGACATATCACAGAGCACAGCATGACGCAGATTGTTACGTTACTGGCTGTGGCTGGAGTGAAGACCGTACACGAATACGCGGGGATTACTGACACCAGCCCAGTGGATTTATCCGACCAGTTGCCGCGACTCAAAGAGGAATGCGAGCGTGGGGAAAGCCTGGTGCTTAATCTTCCGACGAAGCAAAAGGCGCAACTTTCACAGATGGCAGACAGTGAGCGGGCACAACTACTTGCCGATCGCTTTGATGGTGTTTGTGTTCATGCAGAAAGTGAAATCGTCCACGTATGGCGCGGCGGGGTATGGTGTCCGGTCAGCACAATGGAGCTGAGCCGCGAAATGGTGGTGATCTATTCAGAGCACAGGGCCACGTTCAGCAAGCGCGTAATCAATAACGCCGTGGAAGCGTTAAAAGTTATTGCCGCCCCCATGGGGGAGCCGTCCGGTGATTTGCTACCGTTCACTAATGGTGTGCTTAATCTGAAAACGGGGGAATTTTCTCCGCACTCGCCGGAGCACTGGAGCACCACGCACAATGGTATTGAGTACACGCCACCAGTAGCAGGGGAAAACATCCGCGATAATGCGCCAAATTTCCATAAATGGCTTGAACATGCTGCAGGAAAAGACCCGCGCAAGATGATGCGTATATGTGCCGCGTTATACATGATTATGGCGAACCGCTACGACTGGCAGATGTTCATTGAGGCCACCGGAGACGGGGGAAGCGGAAAGAGCACATTTACTCATATTGCCACCCTGCTTGCTGGCAAACAGAACACCGTAAGCGCAGAGATGACATCACTCGATGATGCAGGAGGGCGCGCGCAGGTTGTCGGGAGTCGTCTTATCGTCCTTGCCGATCAGCCGAAATATACGGGGGAAGGCACGGGCATCAAGAAAATCACGGGAGGCGATCCCGTCGAAATTAACCCGAAATATGAGAAGCGATTCACGACGGTAATAAGGGCGGTGGTACTGGCGACCAATAACGACCCTATGATCTTTACCGAGCGGGCCGGAGGTGTGTCACGCCGTCGGGTGATTTTCCGGTTCGACAACATTGTAAGGGAGGACGAAAAAGACAAGGAATTACCGGAAAAGATAGCGGCAGAAATCCCCGTAATTATCCGCCGCTTGCTGGCTAATTTTGCTGACCCTGAAAAGGCACGGGCTTTATTACTGGAACAGCGTGACGGTGATGAAGCTCTGGCAATAAAGCAGCAAACGGATCCTGTTGTTGAGCTTTGCGCGGCGCTGGAGTTTCTGGAGGAAGCTCGTGGGCTAATGATGGGCGGTGGTGGTGACTCCGTGAAGTACACGACCAGAAACAGCCTTTACCGTGTCTATATGGCCTTCATGGCATACACAGGAAAGGGGAAATGTTTGAGCGTGAATGAGTTCGGAAAGGCTATGAGGTCAGCGGCGAAAGTTTACGGATATGAATATATTACGCGAAAAGTTAAGGGAGTAACGCAGACCAACGCAACGACTACTGATTATTGCGATGCGTTTTTATAAAAAATGGCAATGGTTATCTACCTTGTCTACCTGACTGAAATAAAATGCTTTTATTTCAATGTATTAGCGCGGGTAGATAACCATTTTTTACTGTCTACCTGTTATCTACCTTATCTACCCATTTTTGTAGACAGGTAAGGAGACGGGTAGAGATGAGGTAGACAGCTATTTGGGGCTGTCTACCTCCCTGAAACACGCTCCATTACTGGCCTGATGACTAATCAGGTAGACAAGGTAGACAAGGTGGTGGTGCACAAAAAACTTTTTAAACGAGGGGGTAAAAATAAAAATGCACACATCAGGAAAACTGAACAAACATATAAAGCCACATTACCGCGCCATTGATATGGCTGAACACTGGCTAAGGGTGGCGATTAAAGCAATAGACCGCATCGCCGGTGAAGGATACGCGAAAGCACATCCCGAACTGATTAGCGCATTCATGACAACGGCGGCTGCAAACTTTGCCACTCTGACCGAACGGGAGATTGCTGAAGCGGAGGAAGTGACAACCATCAATATTAAGTCCGGAGAGCAGGCAGCATGACGGCGCAAATATCAGTTTACGGGAGGTTGGTGGACGACCCGCAGACAAAACAGACCAGCAAGGGCATCCCCATGACGCTGGCGCGTATGGCGGTATCACTGCCCTGCAGTCAGTCGGATGACGGTCAGGCGACGATGTGGTTATCTGTCCTGGCGTTTGGCAGACAAGCCGACACGCTGGCAAAGCATCACAAAGGCGAACTCCTGAGCGTGGCGGGTAACATGCAGGTGAGCCAGTGGACTGGACAGAACGGTGAAACGCGGCAGGGCTGGCAGGTTATCGCAGACAGCGTAATCAGTGCGCGAACGGTGCGACCGGGCGGGAACAGACGTAAAACCACAGGCACACAGGGCAACACACCACCAGTGGGAGGGGATGATCTCTACGGTGACAATATTCCATTCTGAACGCACAGGCCGGAGAAATCCGGCTTTTATCAGTTGAGTCCGTCACACCACGCAAAAAAAAGGCCGGAATATTCCGACCCTTTCATCACCAAAGAGAATAATTTATGTCTTTGAACTTGTAACGCTGTACAGAATGACACGTAACGCCGGATAAATAAACGAAGATTGAAACTTTGCACAATATTGCATAGCAATGCATAAAGATGCCGATCAAGGCAGATGATAAAATTAATACGACACTTTTACTAAGTATTAAGAGGTTATATGAGTGATTTATATTCGCCAGCGGAGTTAATACAGACTGTTAATGCCGAAGATATTCAATGGCAGATTAACTCTTTATTTATAAACCTGTTTTTTAAGCGAGTCGTTACATTTGAGACGCGGGATATTGCGCTTGATATTATTGACGATCCAGACATCCCGATGGCTGCATTTTGTTCCCCTATGGTTGGTAGTAAAGTATCACGCGATGAAGGCTACGAATCAAAAGTAATTCGCCCTGGCTACATGAAGCCAAAAAGTAGTATCGACCCAAATAAAATAGCCGTTCGTCAACCAGGCGTATCACCGGAACAATTCAATGCATATTCATCACGCAATTTCAAAATAAAGCGAGCGATGGTAAGACAAGCGCAGGCCATTCGCGCACGTATTGAATGGCTTGCTGTTCAGGCAATCACAACGGGGAAAAATATCATTGAGGGCGATGGCATTGAACGTTATGAACTGGACTGGAATATAAAACCACAAAATATTATCACGCAGTCCGGCGGCACGGAGTGGAGCGGTAGAGATTTATCAACATTTGATCCAAATGATGACATCGAAGAGTACGCAGAAATCAGCGAAGGGACTACAAATATCATCGTAATGGGACGCAACGTATGGAAAAAATACCGCGCCTTTAAAGCAGTAAAAGATTGCCTTGATACTCGACGGGGATCTAATTCCGTTCTTGAAACGGCCCTGAAAAATCTTGGGGATTCCGTCAGTTTTAAGGGTTACGTAGGCGATGTGGCTATTGTTGTGTATAGCGGACGTTATACCGACGAGGACGGAACAGAAAAATATTTCCTTGATCCTGATTTGATGGTTCTTGGCAATACATCACTTCAGGGCATCGTTGCATACGGTGGCATTCAGGATCCGGAGCTAATCCGAATGGGGCTGACTAAAGCCGAACTCGCACCGAAAAACTACATTGTGCCTGGAGATCCGGCTATTGAGTACGTACAAACGCACTCTGCACCACAGCCAATACCGGCCCGCATCAATCGTTTTGTTACCGTTCGCATTGGTTAAGGGGGAGCAATGGCTACTCATTACACTGAACTCATGGCTGGCACTGAAGCACTGGTTACTACGTTGGGGATATTTTCAGCTAATAAAGGGGTAATTCCTGCATTTACGCCACTGATGCAAGAAGATGCAACTGGTGCACTGGTGGTATGGGATGGAACGAGCGCAGGCAAAGCTGTTTATGTTTCCGCTGTACAAATCGATACAGCGACAAAAACGCAGGCTCAGGTTTATAAAACCGGCGTCTTAAATGTTGATGCTCTGAACTGGCCTGAGTCTGTAACACAACTATCAGCAAAAGTTGCTGCGTTTGTTGGCTCAGGTATTTCTGTCCAGCCGCTGGCACGTGTGTGAGGTATGAGAATGATTGAAAGAGATAGTCAGCTACGAGAGCTATTAGATATCGATGACAAAATGCGCTTAAGCGAGCGTCTTGTCGATATGAATCAGGTGATGGAACTTACAACCCTGAGTCGCCGTACACTGCTAAACCTTGAGGCTCGTGGAGAGTTCCCTGAGCGTGTGCAGGTTACGGAAGGGCGTAAGGCTTGGTATTTAAGCGAGGTTGTTGAGTGGATTAACAATATCCCGCGAGCATCAAACTATTGCCTCGTACCCACACCGGAAAAACCTGATGCGGCGTTATGCCTCAAGATTGAACGCGCCAGGCGTAATGCCCTGAAAGGGCGCAATAAGTTGATTGGTTGATGAAATTAGGGCCCGCTCTGGCTGGCGGGTCCTTTCCGGCGATCCGGCAGGCTACGGGGCGTCAGGCGCGCGGGTTTTCGCTATTTATGAGCATTTTAAGGGGACTGGTGGTGGTTTTGTTGTTCGCTGTATCTGTATGAATAATAAGAGAAAAGCACAATCAATACACCAACCTGAAACAGTAATTAAGTTGTGGTATCAATGAAATTGCACCTGATGAACAAAAAAAACATGGCAAAAAGTTGCCGTGTAAGCGCCACTGCGTTCGATAAGTGGGGAGTGATTCCCGTCGAGCGTAAGGGCCGCGAGGCGTTTTATGATGTCGCCAGTGTAATAGATAATCGGGTTAACAATGCAATCAGCCAGATTACAAACGAAACGGGCGAGATTGATGATGATGAACTCCTACGAGTCAGGATCAGATTGCTGACAGCACAGGCAGAGGCGCAGGAGCTTAAAAACGAGCGCGAACGCGGCGACGTTATTGATACAGCGTTTTGTATATACGTGCTTTCAAAATTGGCGAGTCAGATTTCTTCAATCATGGACAGCCTGCCGCTTGCCATGACAAGGAAGTTTCCCGACATGAAGCCGTCTATGCTGGATGGACTGAAAAAAGAAGTTATCAGAGCCTGTAACGCATGCGCAAAACTTGACGAAAACATACCGCTGATGCTGTCCGATTATCTGATGGAAACTGCCGGAAACGTACCGGATAAGTTGCAGCCGAATAAAGATAAGTAACGTAGTACGCTATGACTGAATCCGAAATACTGCGATTAATCCGCCGTGCTTGTGGAATCAGCAAGCAGCATGACGAACAGGCCACGCAGCCGGACAGCGTGACCGCAGATAATTATGTGCGTGTAGTGGCTGAGGTGATGCGCCGTGACGGTATTGAGCTTAACGGCGTGGATATGCGCAACATACGAACAAGAGTCCTTGAGTTGCTGGCATATCGTCGCCGTTCTCAACAACGGAGGGAGAGCGCGAAAAATACTTACCAGTGGAAGAAGCCGGAACGATTGCGGCGGTAGATTCCTGATATTCAGGAAAACCACGAATCCGGGGGTTTTACTGGCGCGGTGTACACGGTGGAACGCATAGCGTTACCTGACTTATTGCATTGTAAAAAGTTAGAAAGGCACGGCCTGTAAGATGGGATGTTGTGAGTAGTTTAAAGCTACCCGCAAATTCTTTCGTTGTGCTGGCACAGGCGGTTAAACCATCGGTAACTGGATAATCCCCACTGGGGGAAAAGCTGGCTACATCCCTAACATCTGAGGACTGATAACGCAAAATTGCGTTGGCTGGCAGAGTGCAAATTTGCACGATGGCCTAACCCATTGATTCTTTTGAAAACCCCCATTGGGGGAGAACGGGGGAATAAGCCTGACTCATTGATTTTTCCACAATCCTTAATTTGAGGAAGCTGGATAGTTGCACTACCCAAAAAGTGCAGTACCCACATAGCTGCTTAATAGCGTTTATTTTTTCCGCACACCTCAAATCTGAGAAGGCCGGAATGATCACATGGCAGGATTATGATTCCTTGATTTCAAGGAGTCCTCCAGTGTGAAAATGAAATTATCTGGGCTGGTGGGTGAGTTGCTGATCTGCAACTCGGCTATGAAACTTAATAATCGAACAGAATGTAAATTCATTTCTGTGTATTGCAGCATGTATTGCAACATAGTCATTCTGGTAGAGATTATGCTCTATTTTTCCTCTTATATCATTCACATACTTACGTCATTGACTCATGTAACCCAAGCATGAGGTGAATCCGCAGATGACCCTGCGTCGCCTGCCGGATGAAGATCCGCAGAATCTGGCGGACCCGGCTTACCGTCGTCGCCGTATTATTCGGCAGAATATGCTGGATGAAAATCTGGCGATTGCCCAGGTCGAAGAGATGCAGGCAGTTTCTGCCGTGCTTAAGGGCAAATACACCATGACCGGTGAAGCCTTCGATCCGGTTGAGGTGGATATGGGCCGCAGTGCGGCGAATAACATCACGCAGTCCGGCGGCACGGAGTGGAGCAAGCGTGACAAGTCCACGTATGACCCGACCGACGATATCGAAGCCTACGCGCTGAACGCCAGCGGTGTGGTGAATATCATCGTGTTTGACCCGAAAGGCTGGGCGCTGTTCCGTTCCTTCAAAGCCGTCAAGGAGAAGCTGGATACCCGTCGCGGCTCTCATTCCGAGCTGGAGACAGCGGTAAAAGACCTGGGCAAAGCGGTGTCCTATAAGGGAATGTATGGCGATGTGGCCATCGTCGTATATTCCGGACAGTACGTGGAAAACGGCGTCAAAAAGAACTTCCTGCCGGACAACACGATGGTGCTGGGGAACACTCAGGCTCGCGGTCTGCGCACCTATGGCTGCATTCAGGATGCGGACGCACAGCGCGAAGGCATTAACGCCTCTGCCCGTTACCCGAAAAACTGGGTGACCACCGGCGATCCGGCGCGTGAGTTCACCATGATTCAGTCAGCACCGCTGATGCTGCTGGCTGATCCTGATGAGTTCGTGTCCGTTCAACTGGCGTAATCATGGCCCTTCGGGGCCATTTTCTCTCTGTGGAGGAGTTCATGACGAAAGATGAACTGATTGCCCGTCTTCAGGAGCTGGGTGAGCAACTGAACCGCGATATCAGTTTGACGGGAACGAAAGAAGAACTGGCGCTTCGTGTGGCAGAGCTGGAAGAAGAGCTTGATGACACGGATGAAACTGCCGGTCAGGACACCCCTCTCAGCCGGGAAAATGTGCTGACCGGGCATGAAAATGAGGTGATATCAGCGCAGCCGGATACCGTGATTCAGGATACGGCTGAACTGGTCACGGTCGTGGCACTGGTGACGCTGCATACTGATGCACTTCACGCCACGCGGGATAAACCTGTGGCATTTGTGCTGCCGGGAACGGCGTTTCGTGTCTCTGCCGGTGTGGCAGCCGAAATGACAGAACGTGGCCTGGCCAGAATGCAATAACGGGAGGCGCTGTGGCTGATTTCGATAACCTGTTCGATGCTGCCATTGCCCGCGCTGATGAAACGATACGCGGGTACATGGGAACGTCAGCCACCATGACATCCGGTGAGCAGTCCGGTGCTGTGATACGTGGTGTTTTTGATGACCCTGAAAATATCAGCTATGCCGGACAGGGCGTGCGCGTTGAAGGCTCCAGCCCGTCCCTGTTTGTCCGGACTGATGAGGTGCGGCAGCTGCGGCGTGGAGACACGCTGACCATCGGTGAGGAAAACTTCTGGATAGACCGGGTTTCGCCGGATGATGGCGGAAGCTGTCATCTCTGGCTTGGGCGTGGCGTGCCGCCTGCCGTTAACCGTCGCCGCTGAAAGGGGGATGTATGGCCATAAAAGGTCTTGAGCAGGCCGTTGAAAACCTCAGCCGTATCAGCAAAACGGCGGTGCCTGGTGCCGCCGCAATGGCCATTAACCGCGTTGCGTCATCCGCGATATCGCAGTCTGCGTCACAGGTTGCCCGTGAGACAAAGGTACGCCGGAAACTGGTAAAGGAAAGGGCCAGGCTGAAAAGGGCCACGGTCAAAAATCCGCAGGCCAGAATCAGGGTTAACCGGGGGGATTTGCCCGTAATCAGGCTGGGTAATGCGCGGGTTGTCCTGTCCCGCCGCAGGCGTCGTAAAAAGGGGCAGCGTTCATCCCTGAAAGGTGGCGGCAGCGTGCTTGTGGTGGGAAACCGTCGTATTCCCGGCGCGTTTATTCAGCAACTGAAAAATGGCCGGTGGCATGTCATGCAGCGTGTGGCCGGGAAAAACCGTTACCCCATTGATGTGGTGAAAATCCCGATGGCGGTGCCGCTGACCACGGCGTTTAAACAGAATATTGAGCGGATACGGCGTGAGCGTCTTCCGAAAGAGCTGGGCTATGCGCTGCAGCATCAACTGAGAATGGTAATAAAGCGATGAAACATACTGAACTCCGTGCAGCCGTACTGGATGCACTGGAGAAGCATGACACCGGGGCGACGCTTTTTGATGGTCGCCCCGCTGTTTTTGATGAGGAAGATTTTCCGGCAATTGCCGTTTATCTCACCGGCGCTGAATACACGGGCGAAGAGCTGGACAGCGATACCTGGCAGGCGGAGCTGCATATTGAAGTTTTCCTGCCTGCTCAGGTGCCGGATTCAGAGCTGGATTCGTGGATGGAGTCCCGGATTTATCCGGTGATGAGCGATATCCCGGCACTGTCAGATTTGATCACCAGTATGGTGGCCAGTGGCTATGACTACCGGCGCGACGATGATGCGGGCCTGTGGAGTTCAGCCGATCTGACTTATGTCATTACCTATGAAATGTGAGGACGATATGCCAACACCAAATCCTCTGGCACCGGTGAAAGGGGCCGGGACCACACTGTGGGTTTATAACGGGAGCGGCGACCCTTATGCAAACCCGCTTTCAGACAATGACTGGTCGCGTCTGGCAAAGGTTAAAGACCTGACGCCCGGCGAACTGACCGCTGAGTCCTATGACGACAGTTATCTCGATGATGAAGATGCGGACTGGACCGCGACCGGACAGGGGCAGAAATCTGCCGGAGATACCAGCTTCACGCTGGCGTGGATGCCCGGAGAGCAGGGGCAGCAGGCGCTGCTGGCGTGGTTTAATGAAGGTGATACCCGTGCCTATAAAATCCGCTTCCCGAACGGCACGGTCGATGTGTTCCGCGGCTGGGTCAGCAGTATCGGTAAGGCGGTGACGGCGAAGGAAGTGATCACCCGCACGGTGAAAGTCACCAATGTGGGACGTCCGTCGATGGCAGAAGATCGCAGCACGGTAACAGCGGCAACCGGTATGACCGTGACGCCAGCCAGCGCTTCCGTAGTGAAAGGGAAGAGCACCACGCTGACCGTGGCATTCCAGCCGGAAGGCGCAACCGACAAGAGCTTCCGTGCGGTGTCAGCGGATAAAACAAAAGCCACCGTGTCGGTCAGTGGTATGACCATCACCGTGAAAGGTGTTGCTGCAGGCAAGGTCAACATTCCGGTCGTATCCGGTAATGGTGAACTTGCTGCGGTTGCAGAAATCAACGTCACCGCCAGTTAATCCGGAGAGTCAGCGATGTTCCTGAAAACCGAATCATTTGAACATAACGGTGTGACCGTCACGCTTTCTGAACTGTCAGCCCTGCAGCGTATTGAGCATCTCGCCCTGATGAAACGGCAGGCAGAACAGGCGGAGTCAGACAGCAACCGGAAGTTTACTGTGGAAGACGCCATCAGAACCGGTGCTTTTGTGGTAGCGATGTCCCTGTGGCATAACCATCCGCAGAAGACAAAGCAGCCTTCCATGAATGAAGCCGTTAAACAGATTGAGCAGGAAGTGCTTACCACCTGGCCTACAGAGGCAATTTCTCATGCTGAAAACGTGGTGTACCGGCTGTCCGGTATGTATGAGTTTGTGGTGAATGATGCCCCTGAACAGGCAGAGGACGCCGGGCCTGCAGAGCCTGTTTCTGCGGGAAAGTGTTCGACGGTGAGCTGAGTTTTGCCCTGAAACTGGCGCGCGAGATGGGGCGACCCGACTGGCGTGCCATGCTTGCCGGGATGTCATCCACGGAGTATGCCGACTGGCACCGCTTTTACAGTACCCATTATTTTCATGATGTTCTGCTGGATATGCACTTTTCCGGGCTGACGTACACCGTGCTCAGCCTGTTTTTCAGCGATCCGGATATGCATCCGCTGGATTTCAGTCTGCTGAACCGGCGTGAGGCTGACGAAGAGCCTGAAGATGATGTGCTGATGCAGAAAGCGGCAGGGCTTGCCGGAGGCGTTCGTTTTGGCCCGGACGGGAATGAAGTTATCCCCGCTTCCCCGGATGTGGCGGACATGACGGAGGATGACGTAATGCTGATGACAGTATCAGAAGGGATCGCAGGAGGAGTCCGGTATGGCTGAACCGGTAGGCGATCTGGTCGTTGATTTGAGTCTGGATGCGGCCAGATTTGACGAGCAGATGGCCAGAGTCAGACGTCATTTTTCCGGTACGGAAAGTGATGCGAAAAAAACAGCGGCAGTCGTTGAACAGTCGCTGAGCCGACAGGCGCTGGCTGCACAGAAAGCGGGAATTTCCGTCGGGCAGTATAAAGCCGCCATGCGTATGCTGCCTGCACAGTTCACTGACGTGGCCACGCAGCTTGCAGGCGGGCAAAGTCCGTGGCTGATCCTGCTGCAACAGGGTGGTCAGGTGAAGGACTCCTTCGGCGGGATGATCCCCATGTTCAGGGGGCTTGCCGGTGCGATCACCCTGCCGATGGTGGGGGCCACCTCGCTGGCGGTGGCGACCGGTGCGCTGGCGTATGCCTGGTATCAGGGCAACTCAACCCTGTCCGATTTCAACAAAACGCTGGTCCTTTCCGGCAATCAGGCGGGACTGACGGCAGATCGTATTCTGGCCCTGTCCAGAGCCGGGCAGGCGGCAGGGCTGACGTTTAACCAGACCAGCGAGTCACTGACGGCGCTGGTGAATGCCGGTGTGCGTGGTGGTGAGCAGTTTGAGGCGATCAGCCAGAGTGTGGCGCGTTTCTCCTCTGCATCCGGCGTGGAGGTGGACAAGGTCGCTGAAGCCTTCGGGAAGCTGACCACAGACCCGACGTCGGGACTGACAGCGATGGCACGTCAGTTCCATAACGTGACGGCGGAGCAGATTGCGTATGTTGCTCAGTTGCAGCGTTCCGGAGATGAAGCCGGGGCATTGCAGGCGGCGAACGAGGCCGCAACGAAAGGGTTTGATGACCAGACCCGCCGCCTGAAAGAGAACATGGGCACGCTGGAGACCTGGGCAGACAGGACAGCACGGGCATTCAAATCCATGTGGGATTCGGTGCTGGATATTGGTCGCCCGGACACTGCCCGGGAAATGCTGGAGAAAGCAGAAAAGGCTTTTGATGAGGCGGACAAAAAATGGCAGTGGTATCAGAGCCGGAGCCACCGGCGCGGTAAAACATCCGCATTTCTTGCCAATCTCCGGGGAGCATGGGAGGACAGAGCGAATGCGCAACTTGGGCTTTCAGCCGCCACGTTGCAGGCCGATCTTGAAAAGGCCAGAGAGATGGCAGCAAAGGACTGGGCCGAGTCTGAGGCATCACGGCTGAAATATACCGAAGAGGCGCAGAAGGCTTATGAACGCCTGCAGACGCCGCTGGAGAAATATACCGCCCGTCAGGAAGAACTGAACAAGGCACTGAAAGACGGGAAAATCCTGCAGGCGGATTACAACACGCTGATGGCGGCGGCGAAAAAGGATTATGAAGCGACGCTGAAAAAGCCGAAACAGTCCGGCGTGAAGGTGTCTGCGGGCGATCGTCAGGAAGACAGTGCTCATGCTGCCCTGCTGACGCTTCAGGCTGAACTCCGGACGCTGGAGAAGCATGCCGGAGCAAATGAGAAAATTAGCCAGCAGCGCCGGGATTTGTGGAAGGCGGAGAGTCAGTTCGCGGTACTGGAGGAGGCGGCGCTACGTCGCCAGCTGTCTGCACAGGAGAAATCCCTGCTGGCGCATAAAGATGAGACGCTGGAGTACAAACGCCAGCTGGCTGCACTTGGCGACAAGGTTACGTATCAGGAGCGCCTGAGCGCGCTGGCGCAGCAGGCGGATAAATTCGCACAGCAGCAACGGGCAAAACGGGCCGCCATTGATGCGAAAAGCCGGGGGCTGACTGACCGGCAGGCAGAACGGGAAGCCACGGAACAGCGCCTGAAGGAACAGTATGGCGATAATCCGCTGGCGCTGAATAACGTCATGTCAGAGCAGAAAAAGACCTGGGCGGCTGAAGACCAGCTTCGCGGGAGCTGGATGGCAGGCCTGAAGTCCGGCTGGAGTGAGTGGGAAGAGAGCGCCACGGACAGTATGTCGCAGGTAAAAAGTGCAGCCACGCAGACCTTTGATGGTATTGCACAGAATATGGCAGCGATGCTGACCGGCAGTGAGCAGAACTGGCGCAGCTTCACCCGTTCCGTGCTGTCCATGATGACAGAAATTCTGCTTAAGCAGGCAATGGTGGGGATTGTCGGGAGTATCGGCAGCGCCATTGGCGGGGCTGTTGGTGGCGGCGCATCCGCGTCAGGCGGTACAGCCATTCAGGCCGCTGCGGCGAAATTCCATTTTGCAACCGGAGGATTCACAGGAACCGGCGGCAAATATGAGCCAGCGGGGATTGTTCACCGTGGTGAATTTGTCTTCACGAAGGAGGCAACCAGCCGGATTGGCGTGGGGAATCTTTACCGGCTGATGCGCGGCTATGCGGAAGGTGGTTATGTGGGCGGTGCCGGAAGTCCGGCGCAGATGCGGCGGGCTGAAGGCATTAATTTTAATCAGAACAATCACGTGGTGATTCAGAACGACGGTACGAATGGTCTGCCAGGTCCACAGATGATGAAGGCAGTGTATGACATGGCCCGCAAGGGTGCCCGTGATGAAATTCAGGCACAGATGCGCGATGGTGGTCTGTTCTCCGGAGGTGGATGATGAAGACCTTCCGCTGGAAAGTGAAACCCGGTATGGATGTGGTTTCGGCCCCTTCCGTCAGGAAAGTGCGCTTTGGTGATGGCTATTCCCAGCGAGCGCCTGCCGGGCTGAACGCTGACCTGAAAACGTACAGCGTGACGCTGTCTGTCTCCCGTGAGGAGGCCACGGCGCTGGAGTCGTTTCTGGCTGAGCACGGGGGCTGGAAAGCCTTTCTGTGGACGCCGCCTTATGAGTGGTGGCAGATAAAGGTGACCTGCGCAAAATGGTCGTCGCGGGTCAGTATGCTGCGTGTTGAGTTCAGCGCAGAGTTTGAACAGGTGGTGAACTGATGCAGGATATCCGGCAGGAAACATTGAATGAATGCACCCGTGCGGAGCAGTCGGCCAGCGTGGTGCTCTGGGAAATTGACCTGACAGAGGTCGGTGGAGAACGTTATTTTTTCTGTAATGAGCAGAACGAAAAAGGTGAGCCGGTCACCTGGCAGGGGCGACAGTATCAGCCGTATCCCATTCAGGGGAGTGGTTTTGAACTGAATGGCAAAGGCACCAGTACGCGCCCCACACTGACGGTTTCTAACCTGTACGGTATGGTCACCGGGATGGCGGAAGATCTGCAGAGTCTGGTCGGTGGAACGGTGGTCCGGCGTAAGGTTTACGCCCGTTTTCTGGATGCGGTGAACTTCGTCAACGGAAACAGTGGCGCCGATCCGGAGCAGGAGGTGATCAGCCGCTGGCGCATTGAGCAGTGCAGCGAACTGAGCGCGGTCAGTGCCTCTTTTGTACTGTCCACGCCGACGGAAACGGACGGTGCTGTTTTTCCGGGACGTATCATGCTGTCCAACACCTGCACCTGGACCTATCGCGGTGATGAGTGCGGTTATCACGGTCCGGCAGTCGCGGATGAATATGACCAGCCAACGTCCGATATCACGAAGGATAAATGCAGCAAATGCCTGAGCGGTTGTAAGTTCCGCAATAACGTCGGCAACTTTGGCGGCTTCCTTTCCATTAACAAACTTTCGCAGTAAATCCCATGACACAGACAGAATCAGCGATTCTGGCGCACGCCCGGCGATGTGCGCCAGCGGAGTCGTGCGGCTTCGTGGTGAGAACGCCGGAGGAGGAAAGCTATTTTCCCTGCGTGAATATCTCCGGTGAGCCGGAGGATTATTTCCGGATGTCGCCGGAGGACTGGCTGAGGGCAGAAATGCAGGGTGAGATTGTGGCGCTGGTCCACAGCCACCCCGGTGGTCAGCCCTGGCTGAGTGAGGCCGACAGGCGGCTGCAGGTGCAGAGTGATTTGCCGTGGTGGCTGGTCTGCCGGGGGGCGATTCACAAGTTCCGCTGTGTGCCGCATCTCACCGGGCGGCGCTTTGAGCACGGGGTGACGGACTGTTACACGCTGTTCCGGGATGCTTATCATCTGGCGGGGATTGAGATGCCGGATTTTCATCGCGGGGATGACTGGTGGCGTCAC